TGCTAGTGTACCTGATGAGGTTGCTGTGCCTGAAGCAGTAAAGTTTGTAGTGGTTAAATTAGATAGCCCAGTAGCAGATCCACCAGAAATAGAAACGGAAGTACCGTTTTGTGTGGCCATCGTGCCTAAACCTAAATTAGTTCTAGCAGTCGCTGCATCAGAAGCACCGGTACCACCATCCGCTACAGCTAAATCAGTTGATAAAGTTAAAGAAGATAAGTGTGTTGTGGCATCAACAACATTAGTGCCATCATTAAATAACACCATTGTTTTACCTGCTGGAACAGCAATCCCTGTACCTGTTGAGTTTTTAACTGTACAAGCATCAGCAAGACCATTATTAACTATGTATTGTTTTTCAATTGCTGGAACAGTAAGAACTCTAGCACCGCCTGACGTGCCTGTTAAATTAAGTCGTAAGTTTCGTGCTGTTTGAGAGGCATTGGTATTTGATAAAGAAATAGTGACATCACCACTTGAGAATGCAACGTTAGCAGAGCCTGTAATAGCTTCTTCAACTGCCGTACCTAAGTTAGTATTTGTAGTCGTACCCCAGGTACCGGACTGTTCTCCTGTAGCAACAAGTTCTATTTTTAAATTTGAATAAGTACTAGGCATAATTTAATCCTTTAATTATCATTATTTTAACTTGATTCTCCGCCCATTGGAAGACTCGTTACATAGACTGTAATGTGTTTTTTTTCATTCCAAGGTTCTCCACAATCAGAACATGTACCAGAATTATATTCTTCTGCATCAACTTCCATACTACAATTTGCACACTCTAAATAAGTTTCATATTTATTAACGACGGTTCCGTCTTCTAAAGTTTTTGCTTCTACTATCATATTATCTCCTTATGCGGCTATATCTAGCCAGTTTGGTGTTTGTGACGTATTCACATCTGACCAGCTGTTTGTTTGTGAGTCATTAATATCAACCCATCCAGCACTTTGGCTATCGTCAATATCAGTCCACACTAACACTGTATTTAAATTAACTACCCCAACAACACCTGTAACATTTACGATAGCATTACTGGTTACGGATACAGTTCCTATAACACCACTAGCAGTTACTTCAGTAACACTTACAATAGCATCGCCGGTAACTGTTTCTTCACCAAGAACACCTTCAGCTGTAACCCCTGTTAAAGTTACACTTGCATCACCTGTGACTGTCTCTTCGCCAAGTGTGCCTTCAGCTGTAACGCCTGTAACATCTACAGTAGTTATTACTTCTACTGTTACATCACCTACATCACCTTCAGCTGTAACTCCTGTTAAAGTTACACTTGCATCCCCTGTGACTGTCTCTTCACCGAGTGTGCCTTCAGCTGTAACTCCAGTGACACTTACAGTAGCGCCTGCTGTTATGGTTACATCATCGATAACGCCTTCAGCAGTAACTCCAGTAACACTTACAGTAGCATCACCAGAAACAGTTTCTTCGCCTAGGGTTCCTTCAGCTGTAACGCCGGTAACATCTACAGTAGCGCCTGCTGTTATGGTTACATCATCAATAACGCCTTCAGCTGTAACGCCAGTAACATCTACAGTAGCCCCACCAGAAATAGTCTCTTCGCCTAGTGTGCCTTCAGCAGTTACTCCAGTAACACTTACAGTAGCACTACCAGAAACAGTGGCTGTGCCTATATCACCTTCAGCAGTAACTCCTGTTACAGGAATACCAACTTCTACTTCTACATCGCCTAGTACACCTTCGGCAGTTACTCCAGTTAAAGTGACGCTTGCATCGCCAGTGATGGTTACATCATCAATAACACCTTCGGCAGTTACTCCAGTTAAAGTGACGCTTGCATCACCTGTGACTGTCTCTTCGCCAAGTGTGCCTTCAGCGGTCACTCCGGTGACACTTACAGTAGCACTTGCTGTTATAGTTACACTATCTAATACACCTTCAGCCGTAACGCCGGTAACCGCTACAATAGCACCAGCAGATACTGTTTCTTCTCCTAATACACCTTCAGCCGTAACGCCAGTAACAGCGACCTCAACTGATGTTCCCCCTAGTGAGGAAAACGGGGCACTAGAAAAAGGGCTGTCTGAAAACATTTAGAGCACCAGCCATCTTGATCCTGTTGGAATGGTAACTGTAACGCCTGAAGTTACAGTCATGGGGCCTGTGCTCGTTGCATTATATCCAGTAGGAATTGTATAGTCTGAGCCTACTGTTTTATTATTAACAAATAATCCGTTTGAAGCTGTCATTTCTTGTCCAGTGATTTCACCAGACACATCAACATCTCCGTTGCTATCAGAATACACGGATTTACCTGCAGGATACACACAAAAAACATCTTTAGTGCCCGCAGAAAAATTAACTAAACTACCAGAGTTAGAGGAAGCTAGGACTGTATCACGAGATAAAGTAGTACCTGATGCCGTATATTGACCTAGACCTACTTCCCACTCATCTCCATTTGATAGAGCTATCGTGTAATACGTAGTATTACCGTCGCCTATGGCTGAAAAAGATTGAAAATCTGTAACGGCGCCAGCAAGCGTAATGGTAGTAGTACCAGTCGAAGTTGTGGTCTCTTTTACTCTGTCTTTTAAAACAAGAGCCATATTAACCTCCTATTATGGAGCAGTTATTCTAATAATAGCGCTTGTAGCATCAGCAGTTGGGAAGTTAATTGTAAATGTTCCCGATGTTGATGTTTTGTCTCCACCAAAGTCTAAAACTGCTACAGATTTATTACTATTAGAAGAGTTATAAATTAATGCTCCTCGTGCTGTAATAGTTGCACTAGACCATGACGTATTACTAAATCCTAGAAAAGCTGTTGTTGAACTAGACTGAGGTATTGTACCAACAGTAAGTGTATTACCGCCTGTAGTGTAGTTTGTACCTGTACTTGTAACTTCATTAGTATCTGTAGGATCTGCTGTGCCATCTGATGGGGCTGTATATGCTGTTGTACTATCACCTAATGTTGCTGACGATGTATACAAAGCTATTTTAAATGTATCTTGTGTGTTAGAACTTAAAGCTCTATTGGTCGTATTAAAGTTGTGTCCCCCACTTAAGATATCCACTTTAAACGACGTACACATTGCTTGTGAAATTGCCATTTTAATTCTCCAATAGTTTAATTATTTCTGAATGTCCTGCTTCTCGCAATCTATTCGCTAATGTTACGCGGTCAGACTCTACCGCTGATTTTAGAGCTTCTACCAAAACCTTTCTGATATAGTCTCTAAAAGCTTCTGCTTGATCCCTAATTAAAGGGTTTGCATCTTTACTTACATACATGATTTTGCTTAATGCAAACTCTGCTATTTCTTCGGGCGTATGGCCTCGACCATGCGTTGTATGTACTTCATAATTCATTAATCCATCAATATTCATACCTCTCCTTTCTTATTGAACAGGGTATCGAGCCTGTCCAGTTCTATATGCGTCGGTTCTGTCTTTACCATCGCCTAGTTGTTTAAGCATTGATAAAGCATCTGTATAACGTTGATTATAATTAGCTAAAATATCAGCTTCTTCTTTCATGTAAGTAGCCGCTTCCAAAAGAGTTCCATATAGTAAAGCACTACTAAAATTGTTCCCAAGCCAAGTAGTCCCAGCAGTAACAATAGAAGGGGGATAATAAAAAAAGTGCAGCTCAACAGTATAATTATCGTCTGGCGTAGGCCCGAGAATAAATGTGTTATCATCGAAAATACCATAGTATTTAGGTTTCCCATAAAAAGCAGCGTCCGTATCAGGAAAAGATTCCCTTATAAAATTAACATCTTTATTTAAAAGATAAGTGTATTCATTGTTGCTATCAATCACAGCTAAACTATAAGTTGCAAGCCAATCAGAAGGCGTAGTTAAATATTTATTACCTGTTGTCGTTGTGCCTACTTGATTACGTCGTAAGTCTGGAATCTGCACTGTATTATAAATGCGTTCTTCCGCTTGTTTAATAAACGTATCAATATCAGTTGTACTAAACTGGTTCTCAGTATAGCTTTGTACTTCAGCTACGAGTTGTGCATATGTTAAAGCCGCCATTGTTTATCCTTATGCCATAGGCCCACGAGCCATTGTACCTTTTGTAGCAGCGCCTGTACCTCTGATTTTAACACCAGATGTTTTGACATCCTTTTCAGGATAGCCATTTGAATTAACTGCGGGTCCTGGTTGAGGCTGTTTATAACTTGGTTTACATCCTTTTCTATCGTTGTTCATATTATACTCCTAAGTAGTTGTTACTGTAACAGTTCCTATTGCCCCTGTCGCTTCTAAATTATCTTCTAGTCCTGTTAATTGCAATGAATTATTAAGTCCTACTGGATCCCAACCCCACTGATAGTTACGCGAATCCACTAAATTTGTATCAGGTCTTGGATCTTGCACTGCCTGCGGATCATCAACAGGATACATACCCTGCATATTTTGTGGGTGATCTGGTTCCCAACAATTTTTACAAACTTTTATGTGAGTATCTGTAGTTCTAACATATAAAGACTTTAACTCTTTTAATTTATATTGAAACCCACATCTATCACAATCTGCGATTGCATGTTTGCCAGAGGTATATCGTCTACCCATGTTTGCCCCTATATATGCTGATACCTAGGTGCGAGTCTTAAATCAGCTTTTTCTCTATCTTCAGTAGATGCTAACATCCATTGTTCTTCATACTCTTGTTTTAACATTTGCATTCTATCTACTGCACCTGGTATTTTTAAACTTAAATAATACGCTAATCCTGCAACTAAACAAGGGTAAAACCTAAATGGTATTTCTTGCGTATTAACACCGTTACCTGCATCATCTAATCTTTTTAGTTTCCAATACACAAACGTGTAATTGTTTGTATCAGGTACAGGCCATACATTAATAGTAGGTTGAGTTACTTGTCTGTTTACCCACACCTGTATTGGTTTGCCTGTGCTATTTTTATTTGGAATTAATCCCCATGTAGGAGCTGAGATTCGATTAATA